ACCATCAGTAACTAAAACTTGGTTAGCTGTTCCTGATGTTGTTGGTAAGTTTAATGTAAATGATGTTCCAACAGTTGTTGAAGATCTTAAACCTATATATTCACCACCCGCTGCATCTTGAAATCTTAATTCAGATCTTGTTAATAAATTAGCTGTACTAGACATTACTAAATTTACAGTCGTAGCATTAGTTACTGTTAAATTAGTAGCTGTTACTGATCCAGAAACTGTTACGTTAGCTGCAAATACAGTTGAACCTGTAATATTTCCAGAAATTGTTACGTTAGCTGCAAATACAGTTGAACCTGTAATATTACCAGATACAGTTACGTTAGTTCCAACAAAATTAGTAGCTGTTGCTGTTCCAGATACAGTTAAATTAGAAGCAAATACTGTTGATCCTGTAATATTTCCAGAAACTGATACGTTAGTTCCAACATGATTAGCAGCATAAACTGTTCCTGAAGCAGAAACATTTATTGCTGATACTGTTGTACCATCAAATGTAAAACTAGTTGATCCAGCAAAAGATCCTGAAGAATTATATTGAACGTTAGTAGTTGTTCCACCTGGATTATTTACTTGATCTGTTGGTAAAGCTGTTATTACAGAAGTTACACTTGGATTTACAATAACAATATTTTTAGATCCTGTTGCAATAGAAACTGTTGTAGAACCACCAGAAGAAATAACTGCAGTCGCTCCTGAATTATTTATAATATAATAATCTTTTTCAATATTAGGAACTGTAATTGTAACTGTTGTTGCAGATAATGAACCAGATAAAATAATTGTTTTATTTCTACCTGCTTCATCAGTAAATGTTGTTGAAGATGAATTTGTTGTAAAAGCTAAAGTTGTAGAACCTGTTACAGTTAAAGTATAAACACCTGAAATAGCGTTATCAATATCTTGTAGGTTAACGTTTGTGATTGAACCCCATGTACCTGAGTTTTCACCAGTTGCCTGAAGATTTAAACCTAAATTACTAAACGTACTTGCCATATTAAATTCTCCTTATCATTTTTTTAAGGCTTTGTCATCATGGTAAATTAACCCATGTTTGACTACCTGATGCATTTATAGTGCTCCAAGTTTGTGTTGTAGTAGCATTTATAGTATTCCATACTTGAGTAGTTGTAGCATTTATATTGCTCCAAGCTTGTCCAGTAGTTGGATCTATTGCAGACCAAGATTGACCTGTTGTAGGGTTTATTATTACCCAGCCATATACAATAGGGCTTCCCACTCCTAATGTCAACGAACTTCCAATAGGTTGGATAACTTGTTGTGTAAATATTGTTACATTACCAACACCTATATTTACTTGATTTCCTGTAACTTTATAGGTTGATACAATTGTAGGAGTTCCAGTTTGAACATTTAAACTTGATCCTGTTACAGTAGCTCCAACACCTAAATTAATAGTAGGATTACCTGTAGAAATAGTTACTTCATTACCATTTACATCAACATAATTTTTAGCTGTTACAACAGGAGTTCCTGTAGATAAATTAATATTAGACCCAACAGCATTAACAATTGTTGGAAGAGCGATAGTAACTTGACCTGTAGCAATTTGAACTGAAGAACCAGTAACTGGGAATATGGCATCTAATTTAAAGTTTAATGTTCCACTTCCAATTGATAATTCTTGACCTACAACAGATTCAGTAAATGAATTTGCTTTTATACTTGGATTTTGAACTAGTAATTCTAATAGATTTGTAGAAGTATTTACATTTGCTTTTGCAATTACAACTGCATCATTAATAACAAGTGTTAATTGATTACCAGTTGTTGTTACGTACGCGTGACCTGTAAATTGTAATTCACCAGTTTGTATTCCAAGTTCAACAGAAGATAAAACTACATTAGCTGAAGCTTTAACAATAATTGTTTCATTACCACTCCAAGCATATTCGCCCCAAGAATTTAATCCCCATCCTGCTTGAACAGGAGGTGTAGATAATGTTAATTGTAAATTTGGATCAGGTGTAATTGTTCCCCATACTCCATTACCCCAAGTAGAAACACCCCAACTACCATCATTAGTTCCACCAACAAGAACAGTTACATCTGAAGATATACCACCCCAGTTAAGTGAACTCCAAGATGAATAACCCCAGTAGGTATTTGTAGCCATAATTTTTTATGGCGAGTCTACTACGAGATTCTTAAAACTGCACTCGTAGAATTTGGTGCTGGGAACTGAATAGTAAAGTCGCCGTTTGTTGAAGTTTTGCTTCCACCAAAATCTAAAACAACAACCGCTGCTTTAGATTGTGTAGTATTATAAATCAAGCAGCACGATGCTGTGATTGTAGCTGTTGAAAAAGTTGCATCTGAAAAATCTATAAAAGAAACACCTTGTGCAACAGTAGATCCTAAATTTGTTAAAGTTGTTCCACCAGCTGTATAACCAGTTCCTGATGTTTCGTTAGTTGTAATATAAGAAGTTGTAGTTACTGATGAAAAAGCTGTAACAGTAGAATACAAAGATAAATAAAAAGTATTTCCTGCAGTTGAAGAAAAATTATGTGTTCCTAAAAACAATTGATTTTTAAAACTATCAAATACTATATTTGCCATATTAACTCCTTATTAACCTTGTTGTTGTCCTTGAGGAAGGATACGAACTTCACCATCAAGGTATTCGTCTCTTCTTCTTCTACCAACTTGTTCAACACCAAAGGATTGTTTAGCCTGCTGATATGATTGTTCAAATTGAATTATCATATTATCAGGTCCTTTGATATATTTATATGTTTCTACCAGAGATCCATATAAAAGTAAATCTTGTGCATATACAGATACATAACTAGTACTTGTAGTGCTAGATGTAATAGTAGCAGGTTGTTTATAATATGCAATATTTATTATATAAGAAGCATCTGGGGTTGGAGCTACAAACCATGTTGTATCATTCCAAGTAGCATAATATTTAGGTTCTGCGTAATAAGTACTAGAATTAGGAGTTGGACTATATTCAGCTAAATAAGAACTATCTTTTTCTAATAAATTAGAAACAGTTCCACCTGAATTAATCATTTCTACATATCTAATATTTCTAAGTCCTGATGGTACAGAAATAGTAGAAGTCCCTGAAATAGTTACAGCTGAAGCATATAACTTATAAGCATCAATATTTAATTCTCTGTAAATTCTATTTTCAGTATTTTGAACAATAACAGCAACTGTAGAATCTGATAATCCATTATCAGATAATTCTGCATAGTTTCTAATTTGATCTCTTAGTTCTCCGTAATTCATATTATATAGTCTGTGCTGTTACAGACCCTCCTCCAATAACTCCATTAATTATAGCAGTTCCTGATGAAGCATTAAAGCTATAATTATTAGTATTAATAACTGTAATACTATAACCCGTTGTTGTTGCAAGTACTGCAGTTTGAAATCCTGAGCTAGAATTAAAATTATTTAAAGCATTAACATTAGAAAATACAACTGTATTTCCTGTAACTCTTCCATGATTTGGTTCATTAACTCTAATTGTAGAACTTCCTAAACTTATTACAAATGGATTTTCTGGTAAAGCAACCGCAGCAGGACCTATAGAAACATCCGTACCACCAAAGAATCCAGTAGCACTTGCTGTGCTTGGCATATTAAAACTATAATTATTTGTACTAACTGAAGTTATTGTAAAACCTTTTGTTGTAGTTAAAGCTGGGATAGTAAATCCATTAGCTGGTAATACATTTGTAAATATGACTGTGCTTCCTAATTTAGTTCCATGACCTGGGTCAGTAACAACAACTGTTGAACTACCTAATTCAGAATATAAAGGATTAGTTCCTAAAATTACAACAACTGCAGGTTCAACTCTTTCTGGTCTTGCATTTTGTAATCCTTGAGGATCATTACCTGGAACTTTAGGTTCTAATTGTGGATGTTTAGGCTCGTATTCAGAAACGTGCACGAAGGAACCATTCCATTCGGTAACCATTTCAATATAAGGAAATCTTTGTCCTGATCTATC